GTTTTGGTGTGCTATAGCTGTTTCAAAAGGAATAAAGCTAGAGGTCGCTTCGTCATCTACTCTTCTTGATACAAACGTTCCTGATAATGAAAAGTTATATGGTTATCATAGATTGGAAGATCCTTTGATTCAAACTGCAACAAATGGTTCATTGTTGATAACAAAACAGTCAGAAATGGATTCGCCTGAGCCTGTTGAGAACGATCCTATTGTATTTGGAAGGCATGATAATGTTTGAACTTGCTACAGCAGAAATAGCCCCGGTTAATGTTATAACCTCTGATAATGGTGGATTATCAAACGATCAGATAGCAGATATGGCCACAAATAAGATTGTATATGTTTCTGAGGATGCCCCGGAAGAGATTAGGCTTCAGGCAGAGGCGTTCAGGGACAGGGTTAGAAATCTTCTACAATTTTATGTAGAGTTGGCGAGGAGAGAGGAACGTGCTACAATTTGTTCCAAGATTCGTGAGGCAGGTCAGCATCAATTAGCAGATGCTATAAGGAGATTATAATGGCAATAACGCAAGCGATGTGTACCGCATTCAAGCAAGAGCTTTTACTGGGTACTCACAATTTTGCAACTAATGGCAACGCTTTTAAACTTGCATTGTTTGCAGAGGGAAGTGGTGGTAAGTCAAGCACAACAGCCACTTTAGGGGCAGCAACAACAGCCCTTGTGACTACAGGGGAAGTGGCCTCTAGTGGTTCATATGTAACAGGTGGAGGCACTTTAACAAAGGTAGCCCCAACGACTTCAGGCACCACTGCATTCACAGACTTTGCGGATTTGAGCTTCACTACAGCGACCATAACAGCTATGGGCGCTTTAATATATAATAGCACTAACAGCAATAAAGCTGTGGCTGTATTAGACTTTACGTCTAACAAAACGTCAACATCGGGAACATTTACGGTTCAGTTTCCAACCGCAGATGCTAGTAATGCTATCATTCGCATAGCGTAAAGAGGTGGCCCGTGTCGAATATTACAGGTTGGGGGCGCGGCACTTGGGGCCAGTCAGGATGGAATCAGTCTATACCTGTATCAGTTACTGGTGTAGCAGGCACAACAGCACTAGGAGAGGAGACAACAAACTGTTCAGCTAATGTCTTAGGGGTTGGCGCTATAGCCACCACAGGATTGGGCGATGAGGCTGTAACAGGAACTAGTGTATTTACATTTACTGGTGCTGCTGCCACTGGCGTAATAGGGACAGTAACATTAGAGTCTAAGTACGCTGTAACTGGAAATGTAGGCACAACGGCGTTAGGCTCTGAAACGGTTTCAGCAGGCGCAAAAGCTGTATTTGCTGCCACAGGCATAGTGGGTACTGGTGCAACAGGCTCAGTTACTATAGAATCAAAGTACGAAGTTGTGGGTGTTGTGGGAACTACAGGCGTGGGATTTGTGGTAATATATAGTGAAGTGGTTCCTAATCAAACAACGACATATGTTCAGGTTGTTAATAATGTGAACCCTTTATGGGAAGAAGTAGAAACCACACAAACAGCAACTTGGGTAAATGTTGCATAGAGGTAAAGTATGGCAAGTTCTTTTAGTACAAACCTTGGTATAGAAAAGCCAGCCACCGGAGAGCTATCCGGTAGTTGGGGCGATGTTACCAATTTTAACTTTGACATATTCGACAGAGTCTTAGGTGCATCAGATCTTACTGCTTCAGATCTTACCACAGACCTCACTATAAGAGCGGCGTCCCCCACGTCAGGACAAAGCAACGTGCAGACTGGAATGTTTGCGGTAATCAATTTAAAGGATAGCGGGTCTGATCTAGGCGGCGTAAATGTCGTGACTATTGCGCCAAATACCGCTACTAAGTTTTTCATTATCAAAAATTCTTTGACTGGCAGCAGAGCAGCTACCATAACACAAGGAACAGGAGGCACAGTGTCGATACCAAATGGAACGACTGACATTGTGTTTTGTGATGGGGCTGGGTCTGGAGCCGCTGTTACGGGGGTTGCGGCCTCACTGAATTTAGCAGATAACACAGAGGTTGCTGGCACAGCGACCGCATTAGCAATCGCGCTTGGTTGATAGGAGTATAAGATGGCAAA